TTGGCTAAGTCAAAATCTTCTTTGTTACTAACACCAATTTGCTTGGCATAATTAAAATCGTCAGCAGTGCTAAGACCAATGTCTTTAGCCAACTGCAAATCAAAGTTATCTTTGGCTCCAATTGCTTTGCCAACCTGAAGATCGTATGGGTTATCTGCCCCGATCTCTTTTGCATATTGGTAATCTTTTAGATCAGTAACTCCAATTGCCTTAGCGTCTTTCCAAGCGGCGGCATCATAACCAAACCCGTTATTGTTAGCTTCTTTGTAAGCGTTGTACTCGTCCTTGGCAAACTTGACTCCAAAGTCAATGGCCGCATTCAGAACGCCGGTGCTGTTACCCTGGATCGCAGCTGCAGTAGCACGGGTAATCTGCTCTTGAGTGGTCTTCGGAAGTTCTGTAAACCCAGGGATCTCCTGAGCAATAACTTGGGCGCAAGCGTTAGCACCGCCAGTTAGCAAAGCAACCGTCGGATCCTTACCTTGAGCAGCTTGGATGGCTGCATAGGTTGTTGTGGTCCCAATGTTCTTAGCGAAGGCATCAGGAACAATATCAGCATTCTTAACAATCTCGGTCAGCTTTTGAGAACCAATGTTGCCAACGTACTGCAGAGCCGTGGTCTTAACAGCTTGTCCAACATCGCCACCGTTCATGGCTGTGTTGAGACACATATTACCCACAGCGGCTGCAGCGGCCGGATATGCAGCGGCTAGCTCAGCGCCAAGAATCCAATTACCAATAGACGGTGCGGCAGCTGGAAATGCCATGCTAATGGCAACAGCGGCAAGTGCTTTTGGGTTTTCTAATACCGACTCTACGGCATCACCAACCTTCTGAGCAACTCTCCCAATCGCGTCATACGTATCGCCCGTAACCTTGCGTACTGCTGCAAGGCCTTTTTTTGCTACCTTCTTTGCGCCGCTCATGCTAACCTCACTTTTGTTAGGTAGGTTCTACCTTCTCCATCGTCTATCTTCTCAGTTGTTACCTGGAAGATTGGGAGCTTACTAAGAATGCCGGCAAACTCTTTCTTGTCGTAAGGAATCTGCACTTCCTTGTAACCATCCTCACGAAGCTGCATCAATGCCTTGAAAAGATATTGAATACCTTTTATGACAGAGACACCGCCGTTAATAACGTGTGCTTCAGCGACACCTTCAGCAACATCGTCATAAATAAGCAACGCGTCGCCAGACCGAATAATTTTCATTCCGTTATTTATGGCATCTTCTAGACCGGCAGCATACTCCTCCACAGTGGCATACCCCTCTGGATAGTTATTCTTTAGGTCGTTACTGAGAATCTCTTCAATACTCATGTCTGCCATGTTGAATCCTTACTGCGTCAGATCGTAGAAAGAGATGGACCCCAATCCATCCCCCGTTGTTGCGCCAGACACCGTGCGTACAGCAAGTGTGTAGATATCGCTCACCCCAGCCAAGGACACCCCCAGCTGCAAGTCCCAGTTGTACCCGGTCGGAACACTTGTTTCGCTAACGCCAGCACTACCTGAGGAAGTGACATAGTCTGTCTGAGCAATGGTCCCAATAGAGCTAATAGCCGTGGCTGCAACGTCATATTCCACGTTGCTGTCAGATGGAACTGTAGCCGCCCAGGTTGCTCCCGTCAAAGTCGGGTTCTTCAGCAAAGCCACTTCGTAGTTCTGGCTGGTTGTGGGAAGAAACTGTACCCGGTTTGGTAGTACCACCGCGCCAGTCCGACCAGAAGCCAATCGAATAGACACAATCGGGTAGAACGTAGCCGCCGTGTTAATGGTCGTAAAGATTGTGGTGCGACGCGCCACATGGTCAATTGACGTCTGCTCAAACCCGCCCTCAGATACAACAGAGCAACAGATCTGGGTCAACGTTGCGGCCACCGCCGAGGTCGTGGTTGTAATCTCATACCTTACAGGCAGAATGGCCGTGGTCATGTAGACCGTGGTGCCATAGACGTTTGCAGTGTTAAATGTGTGGCAAACAATGTATTCACCGTTAATGATGAACCCACAACGGACCGAGCCTACACCCAACCATTCAAAGTCCATCCACAGAATCTGCGGTTTTGTTAAGTCTAAAGTATACCCACTGGTGCCCGTCCCATCTAAGGGGTCGCCATTCCAATCAGCCTGGTTGACTGTACGGGCATCGCTGGGAGTTCCTGAGGTGTTAGAACGCAAGACAAAAGAATTAACCCCATCTACCTTCTGGAAGAACACACCGTTCTGAGTATTGAAATAACCAACGCGCTGGGTCAGGTTGACGCTGTTACTCGCATCCATCACAAAGGTAGCAAGCACCAATAACCCCTTACCGGGCTGATATGGGAAGCTCCGGTAGGTCTGACGCACTACAGAACCCACGCCACCGGCCGTCACGCTCATGCTGACGCTGGCCTGGTTTGTATTGAACGTGGTGGACCCTGTGCCTGTCGTCGAAGAGTCAAACTGGTTATCAGCAGCGTAACGGTTCTGGCTATCAAACAGGGTATAGGGCTGGCTAACCCGCTGTCGACCAAACGCATCCAGGGCTGTGGGCGGAAATGAGATTGGTACTTCTGTATTGGAGGCCATAAGCTGTCCTACGATCTTATTGAGCTGGTTGAAGTACAGCCGTAACACATTGTTGAACTGCTCTTGGTATTGGGAGCTGTATTGTCCCGGGGCAAGAGGCAAGTTCGGGGGAGTAACCCGTAGCAGTTCAGCATCTGATGTGACAATCAACGTCATGAGTTGCCTCTACGCCCATCAGGCCTGATGTCAATACGAGGCGCTCCAAGTTGCCACTGCAATCCCAACTGGTTACCCTGAACCTTAAACACCAGCTGACGCCCGCGCACACGCACATAGACCTGGCCAGTGAACTCCTCAACCGGGGCCGATGCAATACGGCTGATCGTAGCGTTGTCTGAACCACCAACAGAGGCTGGATTGGTATATCCCGACCCAGAGTTCTGCAACGGGATCAAGGTCATAGTGACCTGAGGAGTCGTCTCCCCAGTAGAACTTCTAAACGTCAAGTCAGGCAGGATACGCCAGATAAAGCCAAAGTTATGGCCGTCGCTGATGTCAAATTCTGAAGACGAGATATACGAGTCAATGGCCGCAGGTACGCCGGTTATGTTGTCGTCATTACCGTTCTCGTGGTACACCAGATTGTTAGACGTTGAATTGATGTACGGAGCAGCCAGCGGATAGTCCAAGGAACCAGAGTCTAGCCACGCCGTGCGAGCCATGTTGCCGTAGTACCAAATATCCTCAAGATAGTTGTAAACCACGTACTTATCTATCTGGGTTGAATTAGCCGAGCAGTAGAACCACCAGACCTCGTTAAAGCCCTCGTTAGTCCCGCTATACACCTGCTGAGCCTGAGCCAGGTTGATATTGCTATAGATATACTGACGCAGGTCACAACGCAAGGTAGAGACACGGCCGTCGTATTTATAGAACTTGTCCACACCCATCCAGTACACCACACCAGATGCAACAGACGTAGCGTTCTGACCCATGATGGAGATGTTGTCTCCCAGGATCTGGCTACCCCAGACAGTCGGAGCGCCCAAGTACTGCAGTGAATACACCGAGGAGTCCGTGAACACCACAATCTCTTGGCGGGTCTGCAAGCACGTCACAATCTCTGAGCCATGGGATAGGCGCAAACTGCCAGCCTGGTTGGTAGCGGCAGGGGTCCACTCCACCACAGACTCTTGGTCCGACCAGCGGATCAACATGGGGTCTTGGGCGGTAGCCCCGTAGTCATTACAGCCAAAGGCAAACACAAACCGGCTGATGTCAGACACAAAGATCAAATTCTGAATCGTTGGAACACCAGACGCGCCAGACAGAGAGGTGACCGGGATCCCCCGGGCCGCAATAGTATGCGTGCCAGACTGAGAACCAGAAGTGGTGATTGGCGTACCACCAGCTGTAGCCGCAAGGTTACATGTCCCACTAGACGCATTGACAACGTAATACACAGTGCCAGGAGTCAGACCAGTCGGCAACGCCCCGGTCGTGGTCAGCATGATGGCGTCCCCGTTGGCAAAGTTCACACTGGCCGTCAGCACGCCAGGGGTGGCTATGGTGATGGTGACAGGAGCGCCATTCACGTTGTAAGTGGCATTCCAGTAGTACATAGCCCCACCACGGGGACCAAATACTAGATCTTCACCAAAGTTAGACTGGCTCCACAGGCGCAACGCATCTGTACCAGTAGCTCCAACGCCCCAGGCTCCTAAGCCCCAACCGCCTGCACCCCATCCCGTCAAGGCCACCGTGTACTCAGGGCCGGTATTGATCTGGTACATAGCGTACACCGTGCCTCCCCCGCTAGCCGTGGTAGACGTGGCTTTGGCAGTGGCCGTATGGATTCCAGACTGCGTGCCGGTCGGAACGATCGCCGTGCCCCCAGAAGTGGCAGCAAGCTGGAATGTGTACCCTGAAGTATTAACGACGTAATAGGTCGTGCCTGCCACAAAACCTGTAGGCAAAGCGCCCGTGGTGGATAACACCACTTCAACGTTGTTGGCCAGCTGAAACTGGGCCGTAAATACGCCTGTCGAGAGAACTAGGTCTACCGTGGATTCTGCAGTTATGTTGTAGGTAGTGGCAGACTGCAAGGAGATCTTGTATTCCCCAAGTAACGTCAGGCCACCTATGGCAGAAGAGCCGTTAAACGTTACATACGCGCCATCAGTAAACCCGCCAGCAGCGTCAGTTACCAGGACTGTCGAGGAGTTCAGAATGGTCCCGAACGGGTTTGTCAGGGTGGTAGTGGCCCTAATAGGCGTAATATCGTAGTACGCACCGCCGTTGGATATATAGAACTTTAGGTTTGTACCAACGCCAATCAGGTTAAGCGAGGTAAGAGTCACCCAGTTCCACAGAGACCGGCACACGCCCTTAAAGTAATTGGCAGAGATCTGAACCCAACCGCCCAATTTTTCAGGGGTTCCAGCACGGAAACGAACCTTCTCAGACTCGTACCAGCCGCCAACCACCTCGGTGCCAGCATTGACTGGGCCCAAAGATTCTGAGGCATACCGCGTATTTTCACGCGACACACCTGGACGAAACATTATTTTCTTGAGCGGCATCTCGATCCCTACGACATGAACAGGGCGTGTTCGTCAAGCCGACGGTTCTGCAACCCTTTGAGTATTTTGCCACCAGCCATGCAATACTTCAACAGTTCTTGACCCGCGCCTTCTTTGTCGCCCCTATTGAGTTTTTGACGAAGCGTCGAACGCTGGAGTGTTCCCAGACCGACGTTAAAACTGAAAGACACAAGAGCGTCAAACATGCTTTGTGTAAGAGGAGCAGTGATGTAGGTGTGAACCCCTCGCTCAAAGCGAGCCAGATCTGCGCGAAGTATTCCATCAACTTCCTCCATGCTGAAGACCCTGAAATCCTCGATCTTCAAGGCAAACCCATCCCGCTGGTCGATGGGCAACTTACCCTGCTCCGGGTACAACACATGCCCAACGCCAATCGTCCATAGCTTTGCTGGACATCTGTAAGGCTTTTGTCTTACACCTTCATGGTGTTTGATCATAGCCACGGCTTTAGGGCTGACGTTCATTTACCAAATGCCCGACCGCCAAAATGGAACGCAATGATGCTGGCAAACAGCGCCTGGGTCTCGTCGTCCCACAATTGATCAGCCATGTCTTGGAACCCAACGCCGGTGCTCAGGCCATGGTAAACCAAGGCGCAGTCAATACCAACCAGCAGGAAGAAGAAACCATAGGTAATAGCTGGGCGCACACTTGCGCGGAAGTTCTTCATCCACTGGCTAGTGCCCTCGTTGAGCGCCGTGTCGTGGGCGTAGATGGCCTGCATCTCAGCCTGCTGGGCGGCAATCATGGAGACCTTCTCGTTGGACTTGGTCTCAAGCTCGATCTGTTGGGTGTGGATATTCTCGACCCGTTCTTGGGCTTCAAACCCCAGCTTGCGCATCTCAAGCTCCCGGGCGATCTGCATCTGGGCCAGCTCCAGCTCGTGCTTCTTGTCCGACCGGTCTTGAAAGAAGTCCAGGATCTTGGGCAAGCCGCCCATCAGGAACGAGATCAGGGTGGATAGTAGTGTCAGCATTAGTGGTTACCCTTTGATGTTGAAGTTGAGATTCTTGTGGTTGGGGTAGTTAACAATGACCTCGCCCTCTGGGCACTTGTATTTGATATGTGCCAACAGAGTAGCCTGCCCTGGCGCAACCTTTTGCTCGGTATCCAGCTTAAATTTATACCCAAACTTGTCTACGTCAGATGAGGCAGGTCCAGAAAACGTTGCAATACTTGGCTTGGCTGGATGCACAACAAAATCGGCATCGCGCACTTCTAGCTTGAAACTGATGACTTCACAATCGTCGCGGTTCTTTTTACGGGCTACAACAACTTTGAACTCGTCATTTGCAAAGCCATCGCTAATACTAAAAAACCCTGGAGACCATTCCAAAATGTCTTTCTTGAAGATGCCCATTTTGTCGGCAAGAGTCCAACCGCCACCAACCATCGCAAAGGATGCAGTAACAATCCCAATGGTTTTAGACGCATCTTCAAGGCCGAACATCATCTCCACAATCCTTTTGAAATCCCCCACTGGACCAGCCAGTACATCGCTAGACTAAACGCCGCAATGATTGCCACTGAGAGCTGTATGTCCTGGATCATGTCCTTGCGGTCCTGGGCCTTGGCGGCATCAATGATCTTCTGCTTAACCGCCTCAGCCTCTTCCTTGGCAATCTGCCGCTTCATGCTCTCTCTGAGCTTGACCATGTCGTCCCAGATCTTTCCCTGGCCAGACCACACCAGCATCTCGTACAGCTCGTACTCCTGCCTCTCTAGCTCCCGTCGCTTCAGGACAATCTCCATCGCCTCTGACGTTAGCTCTGCATCCGTTTTCTTGGGCTTGACCCCGTTGGCCTTGTCCCACAGCGCCTCGCGCTTCTCTCGCTCCTTGACCGCCTCGGCCTTCTCAATGATGGCCTTCTGGTCAAAATACCCGACGATACTCTTGGTTAACTCATTGGCGTCCTTGCCGAGCTTGATAACCTCCTTGATGGTGGCTACCGCCGCTTTGGCCCCGGCAAATGCAACGCCAATGGTTATCGGGTCAATTTCAACCTCACTGAACCGGGGCTTCTTCCGGCTTGGTCTCAGGCATCGGCACCTGGGGGATTGCCTGCTCCTGAATGGCTTGAACCAGCTGGAACACTTCGCCGTACGGGCGCGTACCCAGATACTGCAGAGTGGCGTTCACCAGGCTCAGGCTCAACTCGATCTTCTTATCTTCCATGGATATCTCCAAATGCAACCGCTGAGATGGGGCAGCGGCGAAACCCCTTATTTGTTAGGCCCAGGGCAATGCAGGCGTCACCACCGGCGGGTTGATCTGGTTTGCAATTTGTTGAGCCACAGCGGCTTCCGTAGCGGTCTTGTCCACGCCGTTGGCCCAGATCCAACCAAGGACTTGAGACTCGGTAAGCTGGCTGTAGGGGGTGAACGAACCGCCTGTTGGGGCGGGGATGGAGCATGTGGAGTACACCGAGCCGGTGTAAGTGTTGCCGCCGCTTACTTGCTGGCCAGAGCAGGTCCAATGCACCACGAATACAACGTCAGTTTCGCCGTCAGCCTGCGGGTAGCAGTCCATAGCGGTCACGTCCCAGGTCATGGTGATGGAGGTTAGGGTGTCGGTCATGGTGATTCCTTTCGGGAGATTAAATGCCGAGGTCAGAGGTACGGCGGTCGAGATTAGTGATTGTCCAGGTTACGGTCATGATTATTGTCCTTCAAGTTGAGCCACACGGGCACGGAGAGATTGGAGTTCAGCAACGATGTTGGCGATAAATTCAGCGGAACCATATTCCATCTGCTGCATCTTTTCACCATCCTTTTCACCCACCACACTGCCTGGGCTGACTTCTTGTACTTCATGTGCAATAAAACCAACGCCCTGAGCACCCGTTTCCTTCCAAACCCAGGTTTTAGGCTTGAGTGCGTCAATGAATGCACCACTGCCGGTAAGAGGTTGCGGGTTGTCCTTGAGTCGATAATCAGATGAGGTATTAAAGGCGGTATTGGCCCCGTCCGTTGTAATCGATCCTCGCGCACCACCAGTGCCATCTCTAAAATAAACCTGATATCTTGTTCCACTCGTTGCGGAATTCCAAAGATCAAGAGCCTCAAAACCTGCGCTGTTTGTCTTAAATAACGGGCCAAACGTCCCAGATGCATCTACGGTTAATTTAGGCGACCAACCAATTCCTGCACCAGCAGTTGTAGTCGCAATCATGAAGTTACCGCTGGTGTCGATACGGGCGCGTTCTGTGTTAGCTGTGCCAAATACTAAAGAGGTGCTTCCTGACGTCCGCAGTGTGCCACCGTTGCCATCAAAGAACAGTTGACCAATGGTCGTGTCGGCTTGAGTAAATTG